AACTTTGATAACCTAAATCATAATATCTCTTATAATTAGATTCACTCAATTCTGATAATTTAACTTTTTTTAGTGATCCTCCACCAATAAAAAAATCTTTGTACTCTTGTTTAATTTCTAATCTCATATTACTAAATATATTTTTTTATTGTTTGTCTTAAATGATATGATATATCTTTTTAGCATCTAAATATGCTTGTCTCGCTTCTGCTTCTGTTTCAAAATAACCCAAATGTATATGTTTATAATCTAATATTATTTGTGATTGAAATTTATTAGCAAGTTTATTAAAATAATAACCTTTAACATCTTTATTAAAATGATTTTGTGATCTTGTAACATACCTTAAATTTGATATTTTATTATTCGTTTTATCTCTGTCTATGTGATCAATCTCATAACGGATGTCATCAACTTTTGATTCAGGAACTTCGTTATAATATAAAAACCACGCTAATTGATGAGCATTTACTTTAATATCTTTTTTATTCTGTTTTATACCACATCTAATATAACCCCCATCATCTACACGACTAATCAATTTACCAGTATGAGAATATACATTACCTGTTTCAGGATTATAAGTCCAACCTTTTTCCTTAAAAATTTCTAATTTTTCCTTTAAATTCATTTATTAATAGATTCTTTTTTATATGTTTCTAATAATAACATTACGGCTTCACTTAAAGTTCTAAAACCATTTTCTCTTCTCACTTCTTCAATTTTATTGTAGATTTCTTCTCTAAATAAAATCGGCTTTTGTTTCTGTTTCATATTGTTTATATTTAATTTATTCTATATATAAAATAAATATGGCTCTCTTAATAATTTTTCAAATAAAAAAAAGCCGTCCTAACTGAATAGGCACGGCTTTTTTCTTTTGATTATAGAATATAAAATTAAGATATAGTAAATAATGTTATATCATCTATTCTGTGTGCTGGTTCTGGCTCCTTACCTTCTAATGTGATTAACACCCCATTCATATCACCAAATGCCTTACCAGTATTCATAGCACCACTTATGGCTCTAACTCCATTTTGAAAACCTAACAACCAGTATTCTCCTCTCTGATCCTTAACAATAACTGAAAGATTAGCCTGTGATAAAACCAATAATAGATTTCTCAAAGCAGCATCATTCTTATGAAACATTAATGTTAAAGTTTGATTAAAGAATATAGTTCCGTTTTCAGTAGAGTATTGTCCTTCTTGGTTAAATTCACCACTTTCCACTTCTTGTTCAAAAGTATAATAAGAAACTGTTGAACCTGTAACTCCGGTTATATTTTCATCAGCATCTAATGTATATGTTTGTGCGGAGTTAAAATTACCAATATAAGCAGCCTGTATTCCTCCAATAGAATCTCTACAACCTAAACTATAACCTGTATTAATTAAACAACTCATTTTTTATTTAGTTTTTTTTATTTAACTTATGGGGTGTATATTTCAACACCCCTTTAAGTTAATGGTTTTTTTTATTGGATTATACGGCTCTATACCATACTACATTTTCAACAAAAGCGGCTTGAACTCCTAACTTCCATTTAGCAAGGAATCTTACTTCGTCGTTATCTTGTGAATAGAAAATCTTAAAATCTTCGGCATCAGTCAATAGGTCAGTACCTACATAAAGGTTTGAAGCAGGTGATAACAACCATCTTGAAGCACCATTTAAACCTCTTACAGCAACTACTCTTACATTAGTACCTGGAACCATTTGTGAAAATTCTAAACCTTGATTTTCAGCACCTGTATAGTGGAATAGGTTAGCATCTCTTAACGCCTTAGCATATGTTCTGTAATCAGAATAAGACATAAATAAATGTAAATCCTCAGCATCAATTACATCAGTATCTAATTTAGCAATCATTTCATCAACCTTATCAATAATTGTGCTTGATAAAGCAGCAGATGAATATGTACCACCATTTGAAGCAGTAGAAGCAATAGCAGCATCAAAAAGAACTTTGAAACCATCAGCAAGAGCAAGATTACCTGATCCACCAACTTTATCACCTTTCCATACTAAATCTTCAACCAAAGCCATAACCTGATCTCTTTTGTTTTCAGCAAACAACTGCTCAAAAGGAATATCAGTATTATATGAACCAGGGTTCATTTGTACTTGTGTGTAGAATCCTTCTAAATCATTTAGACAAATAGATTCATTAATTTTTATATCATCAACTGATATAGTTCTCTGATCCAAAGTTGTTGAACCAGTAGCAGACCAACCGCAAGCACCAGCAGCAGCAGTCAAACTTGTTGATAATCTGTTAATAGTAGCAGATGACTTAACACCACCTTGAACATTAACCAAATCAACTGTTCTACCTTTTAAAACCGCTTCTTTGATAAGATCCATAGCGTTTTCATTTGTATAGGCAGATAAACCACTTAAATTTAAACTCATTTCGTTTTAATTGTTTTTTATATCCTCTCGGATTATTTTTTATTTCTAATATTCTTAATAGATTCTAATGAATCATTAATCTTATTCTTTCTTTCACTTGAAAAACTTTCACTCTTTAATTTCTTAATCTCCTTATCAGCAGGCATTTCATCAATAACAGAGTTTAACTTTTCTCCAATTTGACTTGAAAAAGAAGCAACTTCCTTACTTGTTTCTAAAACATCTTTGATTATAGATTCTAACTCCTCAATTCTTTTCTCTAAACCTATAACTCTTTCCATATCAACAACTTCTACTTCTTTCTTTTCTTCTTCCATTTCTTCTTTCTTTTCTTCTTCCTTTTCTTCTTCCATTTCTTCTTTCTTTTCCTCACCTAATTCAACTTCAATTTCAGCCTCTGGTGTTTCAACCTCTTCTTCAACCTCTGGTGTCTCGATAGAAACAATAACACCCTCCTCATTAACTTCAACTATTCTACCATCTTCTAATGTGTGTTTTCCAGCAGGTGCTTGAATCAATCCATCTTCTGTAATAACAAATAAAGGCAATCCAACTTCAAATTCATCAGCCTCAACTCTAACAATAATTTCACCGTCATTAGCCTTTGAATCTTTAAAATTCAATTCTTTTTCTTCTTTATTTGAAAATATAAGATTCTTAATCTCTTTCAAAATTTCAATTTTATTCATAACGAACTATACTTAATTTTTATATAGATATAAAATATACCTATTTTGACAGATTTTTTTAATAACCTGTTGATTTTTAACTTAATATGTTTTTAATTATATCAAACTTTTCATCCTCACTTTTATCAGATTCTAATAATTCTTTAATCTTACTTAAAACTTCTGTTTCTTTTTCCGTGGCTCTAATTTCAACTGAAAAACCTTTTATTAAACCAGTTTTTAGATAATTGTTCCAAACATCTTCATTTTCAATTTTCATACTAACCCACCAATCACCTAATTTAACATCATTAAAACCTAATGCCTTTGATTTGTCTAATTCAGGATTTTCAACAATCCAACTTTCAAAAACATAAGCACCATCAATTTCAAATTGATGTTCTATATTAGTATTGTTAGCATTACTATTTTTCTTAAAGAAAATCTCGGCTGCTTTTCTAACCGTATCTTTTGAAAAGAATCCATAATATAAATCACCATTTTCATCTTTTCTCATAATCTTTATATCAGGTCTCATAGCACAACCAGTAACTATTCTTTTCTCCTCATCAGTTGTCTTAAACATCAAATCAACCGAGTTAAAAAGCATAAAGTCCTGCTCAATAGCCGGATCACTAACTAATGATATTCTCTGTAATTCACCAATTACATCATTTAATTCCCATTCAATTATTTTGTATTCCATATTAATTATATATATTTTTTAACCTATCTCTGCTCTTTGTTGATAAGTAGATAATCTATTCTGTGTCTCTGTTATATCAGATTCAACTACATATGCTCTAACACTTTGTTGTCTTGAACCAGCACCTGTTCCAACTTCTGTTGTAGATTCTAAACCTGTTCCACTAACCGTAATAGATGTTGGTATTGGTGCTTGATTTTGACTAATAGCCGCTTGTGACACAGCAGGTGGTGCTTGATAACCTCCTCCACCAGTTGTAGCACCTCTACTCGCTTTATCTATATTCTGTAAAGATTTCTTTGTAGCAACAATTAACGCAGCAGTTTGTAAAGCAGCACCAGCAATTCCAAATGGTCCTAATTTAGCATAACCTCTCCATATACCAATAGCAGCAACCGCCGCATCAACCAAAACAGCCGCCTTAGCAGCAACTTTATTCTCATCAGCAAAAGCACCTATTAAACCAGATATACTACCTAATGTAGAGGCAATTCCATCAACTCTCGCCTTTTGAACCTCTTGTTCTGTTTTAACTCTCTGATCTTTAAGTTTATTATCTAAATCATTAACCTTAGCATTTGTATTAGCAACTTCTAACGCATATTCATTTTCTAATCTAACTCTTTCAGCAGTACCTTCATTATATAAAGCCATTTGTTCTTGTAAATCGGCTTTTCTCGCTTCGGAACTTTGTAACAATAATTCTCTTTCTCTAACTAATCTTTGTTCTAAATTAGTTATAGCATTTAATTCAGTTTGTGCTTCTAAATCAGCAATCTGTCTTTTCGTATCTAATCTACTCGCTTCAACATCAGCCTGTTCTTTTAAAAGAGCATTAGTATTTGTTAATTGTTCGCTTCTTTGTCCTGTAACTCTCGCATCAACAGCAGCCAGTTCATTTTGTAATCTTAAAATTTCATTAGTCCTTTCTTCTGTATTTCCTAATAAATTATTTTGACTTTGTAATAAACCTATTCTTTGTGTTATGTTACTTCTTTCGGCTTCTGTCTGTTCTGTTAAAATTCTACCTAACTCCTCATTAGCGGCAATTCTTTCCTCAAAACTTAAACTAACATCATCTCTAATTTGTCTTTGTATCTCGGCTTCTCTATCATATTTTTCAATTAAACCTTGTTGTTGTATTTCTAATTTTTCTAATGACTTTTCACCTTCTGTAATCGCCTTAGCCTGCTCTATTGTCGCTTCTACATTAACATCTTTAATTGTATTAATAGCAGCAGTTCCAACCGCAACAGCAGCACCAGCAACCTCACCAACCATTTCACCAAAATTATCTACTACTTGTTTTCCTGCTTTTAACGCCTCAATTCCTGTTTGTTTCATAGATTCTTTTGTTGAATCTATTTTTTCTGTTAATTCAGTAATTCTGCCTTCATCACCTTTTCCAAAAACAGATTTTTCCCACGCAAGTTGTAAAGTTAATATAGCCAGTTTTATAGAATAAAATTGTAATTTTAAAGGTGTTAATGCGATTGTTAATAAACCTAATATAACTTCTTTCGTAGCATTAAAACCACCATTCGCCTCACTAACAGCCATAAATGCTTCTTTAATAGCACCAAAAAATTCATTAACAACTATACTTAAAGCAGTAAAAGCAACATTAACAGCATCAACTACTTCTTGATTCTGCATAAATAAATCTGTAACAACAGATAATATCTGTTGAATAAAACCAAGTCCTAAACCACCTTTTATTATATTTCCTACACTAACAAATGCCCTACCAGCAAGACCAGTAGATTTTTTTAAACCACCAACTTCTTTTTCAGTTTTCTTAACTTGATCTTCTATCTTCTTAAAAGAATCAGTACCTTCTTCTAATGATTTCATTTTATCTTTTAGTTCAGCAATCTCCTGCTCTAATTTGATAATTTCATCATTAGCATTTTCAACATCAGTTGTATCTACTTGGAATCCTAATTTAATTTTCTGCGCCATATCATTAAATATATTTTATCTACATTTGTCTTTTAACTTACCACAATTCAGTAACAATCACATTTATATTAGCCAGTGTTACATCAGCACTCGCAGTAGAGTTTTTAACATAAACTTCTATATAATCCTCTGATTCTAATTCCATAAGACAGTGGAAAGATATACTTGTCGCCTTACCACCTGATGTTGTAATTCCACTTTGTTCCGAGCAAGGCCATAATTCTCCATTTTTGAAAAACGCTAAATGAACCTCATTATTATTTTCTGCTGATAATGATGAAACACCTTCAACCTTAAAAACAGAAGCAGTTACACCAAAATAATCAACTCTACCAGTATCATCGCAAGTTAATCTTGTTGTATTATCATAACCAATAGAAGCAGTTAAACCTAATTTGTACCAAGTATCACTTTCAGTAATTTCAGTAACTCTATCACTTGTATAATCAAAAAAGTTAATATGTGCTTTAACTCGTTCTCTCCAATCTTTATTAATCGGATCATAACCTAAATAACCCCAATTCGGTATAGATGCCGTAGCAACATTAACATTTTCTAATGTATCTAAATCACCAATAAAGTATTTTGTATTTCCTTCAAACTGCGCATCAACCAAATTAGCCCTACCTATATCTGTATTAACAATAAACTTATCACCTAAATAAGCAGCATTTGATAAACTCTGTGTTAAACCACTTACATTCATCAATATAGTATTAGATGTTGTAACCACATTATCAGTAGAAGCAATAGCAACCGAGTTAGATGTTATATTATTATTAGAGCCACCTATAACAGCAGAATAATCACTATTTATTGTATTATTATCACTACCTAAAATAACCGACTTACTTGAACCAATTATATTTCCATCACCAATAATAAATGTCTCATTAGCAAGATTAGTATTATTATTTCCTATTGTAAATTGTATATTATTTCTTAATAAACCGTTACTTAAAACAGAGCCACCAGTTGTATTATTGTTACCAATAGCAAAACCATCACCTGTATTTGTTTTTCTATCTAATAAAGATAAAAACCTTGAAGATGAACTCAATTTAACACTTCCAGGCTCAGGACTAACCGAAACTTGACGACATAATCCAGAAGCACTTGAATATATACCTCCTAACGCATCACAACAATCATTACTAACCGTAGCACCACTTTGTGATATATAATATCTCACATTATTTATTGTTCTAACAACTATATCAGCAGGACATAAAGATAAACCTGGATTATCAATCTCTGTTATTGTAGGTATAAAATCTAAACCATCTTTAATCTTTATTAATTCAACTTCTGTCGGCTCATTATTAAACGGCTTGTAATCCTTAATTCTATTAACATAATAATAAGCATTATCAATTAAAATCCTTGTATCAAAATTATCTTTAATAAACTGAATATCATTTTCATCTAAATATAATCTCGTTGTTAATAACTTACCATCTTGTATTTGTTGTTCAATATAATCCGCCCAATATCTATTATATAAATTATTATCAGTTGTATATTCATAACTATCATAAAATAAGATTTCTGTTTCTCCAAAATTTATATCAATCAAAGGTCTATACGGATCATCAAAATGTCCAGCATAAGGGTATTCATTAAAAATTTCAGCAGCAGTTGTTGTTGAAACCGTAGCACTTCCTGTACCTAAAACGAAATTATATCTAAAATTCCAACCACTATCTAATCCTTTTAATCCACCCCAATATAAAACTCTTGGATTTCCTTTCGGCTCATAAATATCAATAGCAGGCACAACAGCACCAAACTCTGTTGATATTAAAGGTGTAGGACTAAATGGTGTTTCAATTCTTTTTATACCTTTCGTAAAATCATTATCAAATATAAGTTCTTTCTCACCATAAATATTACCAGTTATATCTGTATATTGTTTATTAACTGAATCACTATCTGGCTTATATGTAAATAATAATGACTGAGCTTGTATCTCTGCTAAAAACTCAATCTCATCTTGATATGATAAATCTTTCTTATCACTCCAATCTAATATATTATCAGATTTAAAAAAATCCGGCTTCGGATTCATTATCAATATATTCGCATTCTCTGGATCAATCTCAATATATAAATTATATCTTTTTATTAAATCAGTTATTATATCTTTCTGCTTTATTTTAGATGTTAATATATTATTAAAATCTATTAAATCATTTTCATATACTGTATCACCAGATGCTATATTATAATAAACATTATCTATATTCTGTGTTATACTAATCGCTAAATCAGCACTACTATATGTAAATGAATCTGCTATACCAAACGCCTGCGCATTTAATAAATTTCTTCCCTGTGTGTATTTTACATCTCTAAAAATCTTTAAAACTATTCTAACTTTATCACCTGCATTTAAAATATATTTTTGATATAAATGTGTATCTGCTACACTATATGTAAATGACTGACTTATCGTTAATCCAGGTACCAACCAATCATTTCTACTATTAACATTATTCTGTGTAGGTAACCAATAATTCGCTGTTAAACCTAATGATAATTCCTTTTCATTTATAACTCCTAAACCTGGGTATATTATTTTAGTTTCTAAATCAACATAATTGTTTGTACCAACAGATGCTGTATAACCCGAACGCTCAACTTGTAAAGTATGTTCAAATCTAAAACCAACCGTAGCATATTGATTATTAATAGGATTTAAAGTATCTTTTGTTAAATTAATCCAATTAGAAGATAAACTATTTAAATTATAACCCCAAACATCTATATCTATTAAACCACTATTTGTAAATCTAACCTCATAATCTAAATCATAACCAAATTCATATTCACCTCTTACAGGACAAGTATATTCATAAGTTGTTGTAGAATAAACATTATTATTATCAAAATTAGGATCTGTAAAATCATCATTAAAAGAATATTTTAATCCTAAACCATTATCAGTTGGATTCTGGGCATAGAAAAGATTTTGTCCAGTAGGTACAACAAATCCATAAGCATTATCTGGATTTGGATCTATAATCCCAGATCCTAAATTAACATAACCTCTTCTAACCGATATAGCAGAATATGACTCATTAACAACTACATTATTACTCGCTCTAAACTCTCTAAATCTTAAAGTAGTAGGATTAATCTTTAACTTAGCTTGACCAATATAAGGTATAATTTCTTTTTCATAAATAGGATCAGTTCTTAATGAACCAGTCCAACCATAACCAACATCACTTAATATAGAATCTAAAACCTTTTTATGAAAAACAGCAGGATAAAAACTCTCAACATTATAATCATCAACCGTAGCCTGTGCTCCACCATTTTCAGTAACTCTACCATACATCGGATATACATAAGCATCATCCCAAGTATTAGTCCAACTCTGTGTAATAGCATCAATCGTATAAAGATGGTTAAACCCACCAAATTCTAAATCATTTAATGTCTTTTCACCAATTAAACTCAATACATTAACCGTGTTATTAAAAATTACTACTTCATATTGTATCTCACTACCTTGGTCATCAACATTAACTAATTTTCTAACCTTTTTTAACTGAATAAAACCATCTATAACAATCTCACCATTAACAACTAAATAAGCAGGTGTTCTTATATTCGGATTATAATATGTAAAATCAGTATTTATATCAAATAAATTTCCTAACCAATAATTATTATTTTTTGTTCCTGGTATTACTATCGTTTTAGAATAAGCAGCATTTCTCTTACTTATATCTCTTATATCAGCAACACTATATTGTAAAGCAATATCAAAATCTGTTGTTAAATCTAATGTAGCAAACGAGGGTCTGCCTAAAAATAATTCTACTGTATTCATATTATCCGTTCTGTTTTCTATCTTTCATACTCGTTTCAAATGTTAATGTATAGTTAATAACTAAATCATTTAAAACTTGTTTTCTTTCTATATTAGTTGTCTTTATATTAACGGCAATTATATCACCATTTTCTTTATACCAAAAAACTTCTGGGCTTTCAAAAAGTGTCATTAAAAAATCAGATTCATTTTGATTAACCCAATCACTATTAACAACCCACTCATCCATAGTAACAACATCTAATGTCTTAACACCTCTGTCCCAAGTATTATATTCAAAATCATTAGAAGCAGGTGCGAACCTACCATAATTCTGTTGGAAAGTACTCCTTGATATAGTTTTATTATTTCTATTAACCATATTAAAAGTATATGGAATAAATGAACCCCTTTTATCTAAAAATATCAATTGTATTTTTTCATATCTTGAACACTTATCATTAATAATAAATGTTTTCGGCTCAATCGTATCTATCTCAACATTTAGATTCCAAAAATATACCGAATAACCACCTTCTGGTGTTGGTGTAGGTGCTTTCGGAATCAATCTTATTGTATTAACCGTAACTGGTGATCCAGTCGTAAATGTATATGAATAATAACCCCACTGATCTGTTATATCATTATTAGGTGATATAGTAACAGGGTCAGAATATAAAAATCTAAAAGAAGCAGTAGCACTAACCGATTTAGCCCAAACACTAACTCTATATGTATTCCCAGCAGTTATCGGTGTTCTCAAAGATAAGGTTCTCACTCCATTTGATGGTGCTGTATTCGGATCAACAAAATCAACTTTAAAAGCAGTATCAACAGAACCATCAGGTCCATCTTCATCATTTAAAGTTAATGTAGCACCATTAAATTCTGATAATTTTGTAGCATTATCAATCATCTCACCAATCACTCTAACCGTATAGTAACTATTTGTAGCCGATATCATATCACCTGTTCTAACTATTGGTGCTGTTCTTGATAAAGTCCTTAACGAAGCAGTAGAACCTATTGTAAATGCCTCAAATTGTAATTGGTTAGTTCCAACTCCTAATTGTAAATTCTGGCTTGTCTTATCATTAATAATTTCAATCTCATTTGTCTCAGTTGTAATAATCGCTTTATGAACTTTATTTATATCATCACTCCATAAATTTAACCACATATTACTTTCTCTATCAACTTTCCAATTATCAGGTACATTTGTTAAAAATTCAGAACCACTCCAAGTAGCATTATATGTTTCATAATCATAATTTATAAAATCAACAAAACTTTCAACACCATTAAAAGCCCATTTAGAAAATGATGCTTGTATAGGTGTTATATACAATCTTCTATTTGATAAGAATATAGAACCTGGATTAACAGCAGAAGAACCAAGATATGTTTTATTAGTTTCTACAATATATAAATCACCTGAAAAAGTACCATATGAAGCCGTAGCAGTTATACCTGTAACAATAGTATCTCCATTATATGATAAATATGTAGCACCTCCATCTTGTAATATACTAATTTCCTCACCAACACCAAAAAAAGGCAAGCCATAACCAACAAATCCAACAAAAGAACCAGATAAAAACAAATTATCTAAAAATCTCCACTCATTTCTGTACTCCTCACTTAAAAAAGCTGAATATGTAGCAAACGAGTTAGTCGCTGTATTAAAATATAAACTTTCTGGGTTAAAATCAAAAGTAATTTCATTTTGAATATGTCTGTGTATATCAAAAACACCATAACCCTCTGGATTAACTGGTATTTTTATTCTTGAACTTGTTTCACCTCTAACAACTAAATCGGTTACAAACTGAAAATTCGGCTCACTATCACTTGAACTCGTAGCCGCAATTAACATTTGATTATATACCGGTGTTAATTCTTGTGGTTGTTTCTTTATACTAATCGCCATTTTAATTTCTTAATTTTATATAAATATATCTTATTAATAATTGTCTTTAAGTAAAAATAGTAAATATAATATACTATATATCATAAGTAATGTTCCTCACTTTTTAACCATTTATTCTACTTATCATACTTGTAGTAGCATCACTTAAAGCATCATTAGTTAATTCTTCAATAATTTCTTTCATATATTCACTTTCAGTAATCTCCTCACTTAAAAACCACGGCTCTATTCTTTCAGTACCTAAATCTAAATATTTATAATACTCCATCACCTCTAAATCTATAACTAATCTCTTATTCTCAACTTTTATTATCGGCTTTATCTTTTTAGATAAATTACCTGTTCTAACTTGTAAAATCTTACCATCATACTTTCTTTTTTTAGTTAAAATTGTCCTTCTAACTAAACCATATAATCTTCTATTAGCCCTCTGTAAAGATGCCTTACTGTACTTTATTCTCGCCATAATCTTATCTTAAAGTGCCACCTTTTTTATATGATATAGAACTCTTAACTAATCTATTATATAAAGCAGCACCAACACTCGGTGTCTTTCCAATAAACCAACTGCCCCACTTATTCTCACCTTCTGTTCTACATACACCAGCACCATTAACTAAATCTTGAAATAAACTAAACTCAACATCAAAATAAGTATATACATCACCATCATTAAATCTAACAACCAACTCTTTTATTTCATCATTATACATTATATTCTTAACATTAGATGACTTCGGCTTATTTCTCCATTTTCTAAACTCTAAAATTTTCTTATTCAATCTTAACTCTTCTATTTCTTTAATCTTTCTTTCAGACCATCTTAAAGCCGGCTCACCACCCCATAATAAATAACTTATTGTTCCGCACGCCTCATCATCATTTTCATTATAGTATTCTTTCGCTCTTGATAAATAAGAGTACATCCTTTTAATAGTTTCAAAAGATATATTCTCACCATTAGCCAGTTGTTGTGCTCTTACTTTTCCAACCTGTGTAGCACATTTATTATTAACCTTTTCATTTAATCTTATACCTCTCGCAGCGGCTTCTTTAACCGCCTCTGGGTAATCATTATAACTTTCAAATTTTTCAAACTCATCATCAGCAATAGCATAACACATAGCAACCGCCTGATCCTTATCATAACCAGCACTAATTTCAGTCGCTATACATCTTGATATAAACTCCTCTTTATTTTCACCTGGCTTCTTTTTTATCGGCATCTTATATAATTTATTTTTTAACTAAAATTGGCAGTAATCGGGTTAGAGCAAACACCATCATTTTTAATTCTTAAAGTAATTGTGGCTTGATGTCCATTAACATCACCTTTATCTTCGTGATAAAACGGCTCAATTTCTATATCATCAATTAAACTTAAATCCTCAAAAAAATTCAAACTATTCTCTGATATAACATTTATCACATCAATTAAAATGTTAAAAGTATCTGATATATTATCTAAACCATTATTACTATTCTCAGCAATAGCATCATATACATTAATCTGATCATTAACTCTATCACCTATTCTAATAATAAAATTCAATTCTATACTTCTATACTTATTCTCATCAGTAAAATTAACATTATGTATCTGATCCGATATAATATACATATAAGGGTATTTTATATCATAACCAACTAAATCATATTCAGGTCCAAAACCAAAACCATTTATTCTCGGATCAATTATAGCAACCTGATTCATTTTATTTATTATATCTTTAATAGTTATTCTCATTTCTTATTTATCTTTTTTTGTTGTTCTAACATCACTTTATCTTTTAAATAAAATAAACTTAACCAATTTAAACAATCAATATAATTCATTTTATATACTGCTTCTGGTTGGAGGTTCAACTCTTTAACTAACTTATGAACTTGTAAATGAAACTGCCATCTTCTATAATCTATTCTCGTTCCTGTATCAGGCGCACTTACAACCTCTTTTTCATCACTTACTTTTCTCTTACCAAAATAATCTTCATAATTGTAAAAGATGCTTTCCCTCCAACTTAAAAAAAATCCTTAACTTTTATTACATCAGCAATCATTAATTTTTCATTATATAATTCTTTTAACTCATCATATTCATCAGCATTAAACTCAGATGCCTTATATATCTTTTCACCTTTCTTTTCAACCACTTTCGCCTTTCTAACTAAAATCGGCAATATATTTATCAATGTCTCCTCCGGCTTTGAATCCTGTAACATAATCTCTAAACTTATAGAATCACCCATAGTTAGTTTATTCAAGTCCTCTAACATTAAATAAATCTCACCATCAATTTCATATTCTTTTTTACCGCTCCAAGTTATTTCAGTATTCATAAAATCTAATGACTTATTCAAAAAAGAAAATGCCTCTCTATCTAACTTTTTTATATCATCTAACGGAGCATCTAATATAATAGATATTAATTCTAATGTAAAAAGTGTCTGGCTTTTATATTCATTTAATAATGACGAGTGTTTAGCAATTCTTTCAAATTTCTTAACACTTATCTCGTGCCAGCCTTCTGGTAAGTTATAATCTTTATCTCCTATCTCAACTATTTTCATATTCTTAAATATATTTTTTTATTCTTTGTCTTTAATAAATCTATAATTCTCCTTATTCTGTCTGTTCCACCAATTTCTTAACTGATTAAACATAATTTTCACTGAACCACCACACATTAAGCAGAAATTTGCCGACGGATTAACGAATTTTCTTAAATAATGTAGTGTTAGTTCTTTATCACCCATATCAGCAATCTTTAAATTACATAACCTTTCTATATCATCTCTTTCTTGTTTTTTCATATTGTATGGTATGTTTTTTTGGCTTCTAAATATGCTTGTTTCGCTTCTTCTTCGGTGTCAAAATAACCTAAATGAATTGATTTATTATTTAAACTTATTCGTGATAAAAATTTATTATTTTCTTTATCTAAACAATAACCTTTTGTATTATTTCTATTATGTTGATTTTTTGATTTAGTAACATACCTTAAATTAGATATTTTATTATTAGATCTATTTCTATCAATATGATCAATTTCATAATATATACCATCAACTCTTGATTCAGGTACCTGATTGTGATATAAAAACCACGCTAATTGATGACTGGAAATAAAAATTATTTTTTTATTATATGCTATACCACATCTAATATAACCACCGGTATCTTTACTTTCAATTAATTTACCAGTATGTGAATATACATCACCTGTTTCAGGATTATAAGTCCAACCTTTTTCTTTGAATAATTCTAATTTCTCCTTTAAAGTCATTATTTAATAGATTCTTTTTTATATGTTTCTAATAATAACATTACAGCAGATGTTAAAGTTCTCAATCCATTTTCTTTTCTAACTTTTTCTATCTCATCATATAAGGATTCCTTAAATAAAATAGGTTTTTGTTTTTCTCTCATAATAATAATTTTAATTTATTATATATATTAAAACAATCTTTCTCTCTATTACAATTTTGTATATTTATTTTCTAATTTTGATAAATTATTTATTATTATAGAGGTTATAGCAGCAATAAATAAATCTCCTGAATAAATAAAACTAAACCAAAAAACAGCACATTTATCAGAGCAACTAAATATATAACTTAAAATCAATAATATAAATCTAAATATCTTATTTTCAGTTTTTATATCATATAATAAACCACCAATAAATGAAAATAAATCCTTTAAAGCCCAAGAAATTACAACTACTTCAAATAACTTAATAATCTCTATAATCATCTCTTTTCTTTAATTCTTTTTTTATCTTTTTTAAAGTTTTATTCAAACTTAATCTGATCGTGTCTCTCGATATGGTAATTCTTTTTCCTTCAATCGTTTAAATAGATAATTTTTTTTCTATCTTTCTTAACGACGATATAGGTTTTTCACAATCTTTATCTTTCAAATCACCATTCCATCTATCATATCTACCTAACTTATAGTACATCAAAAACAATTCTCTATCAACATAATTTATCTTATTAACTATATCTAAAATATCACTTAGCATATTTTCATTAAACGGCTCTGCCTCATCAATTATATCACCTTCAATATAATCATTATTGGGTCTCCATAACTTATGAAAAGGTGATGTAGAGGAGTGATATTGTTTCTTTATTATATTAACACATAAATAATTCAAATAATGGTTTTTATGTGCCTCTTCTATTCTCTTAGCAGGCATCTCACATAAAATTAAAAATAAATGTTGTTTCAAGTCATCTTTTAACTGATGGTTAGATGTAATAGTCATTATTAAATCATTCATAAATCTTGATGTATATAATTCATTAAGTATTTCATTTTTCGACACTTTGTTTAACTATATTTTTTACATCTAAACTAAACCACTTATTTTTAATTTTCAATATATTACTCGCTAACTCAAACATTTCAAAATCTTCTAAAAGCACAAATAATTCTTCAAATATATTTTCTATAATTTCATATACTACCGAAACTAATGTATGTGAATTTAACTTATTTAATAAATCATTTAATAACCATATATCATTATATAACATAGCCCAGGCAATATCAATCTCGGCTTTATTAAAAACTCTCGGCTTAAAATAAACCATCTGAATAAAAATCTTATTAATATAATTTATTATCTCATCATCAGCAGGTTTAAAATCCATTAACTCATCTATATAAGTAATCGGCATCAAATTATTAAATAGTATATCTTCAACTTCTTTTCTCAATTTCATATCTTAATTCTTTAATTTCTTCTTTAATAGTAGCAATTTCTTTTATTATCAGGTTTAACTTTTTAAAAATTACACCTAACATATCATTATCAACATATAACATAGTGGTTCGTTTTTTTATTTTATATATTATTTTATCGGCTTCCTATTATAAAAGGCGTCCTATTCTCATTTTTCTTATTTAACTTACTAATAAATAAATATCTAATAGCATCTATCGCGTGGTTAAAAGCATCAATCGGTACATTTATCTTATTTCCTTCTCTATCTTTTAACCACTGATAATTCTGTAATTCATTAATAAGATTTTCACTACGGCTCGTAACTAATAAATTATATTCTTGTATTAAATTTATACCATATAATATACTATCTTTTCCTTTCTTAGCACCAAAAATCCTCCAACCTCTATTCTTTAATTCTTGAATAGTTCTCGGTTCAGCACTATCAGCCCATATTTCAACCGACTTATTTATATCTAATAACTTATCTATATCAGCAGTCGTTAAACCAGTTCTATATAAAACCTCATCTAATATAATCTCATCATTAAACTTATATACGGCAACAGCAGCCGTCGGGTCATTAGTAAAACCAAAGTCAATTCCAACACCTATTAATCTCGCTTCTTCTGGTATTCTATCAATCTCACTCCAATTATTAAAAACAACACCTTCTAACGAGCCGACTAATCCATCAATATAAACTCGGCACCAGTTTTTCCAGTATTCACTTGTTTCGGCTTTCTTTTTATTAATCTCAAACTGCTCTATAACATTTTGTGGTAGTGCCTCATTATCTTTATAATTTAAAACTATTCTTTTAGCATCAGGTTCATTACTTACATCAGTTATAGCCCAAAATGTTCTATCAGGGTTATAATCTAAATAAATGTCGTCAGTGGTTCTAATAGATAATTGTTGGTATGCCTCATAACTTATATTATTACACTCATTAATATAAAGTACATTTCTTCTGGCACCTTTTAACTTATCAGGACTATCAGCACTAAAAAACTCAATATAAGAATCATTATAAAAAGTATATGTTAAACTACTCTTATTAAATCTTTCATCAAAAAATCTATTTGTAGATTTCATTATATTTAGAAAATCTCGTAAGGCACCTCTTCTTAGGTGCGGCATACTTTCACTAACTACTGATATAGATGTACCAGCATTTCTAATCGCATAATCTATAAGAATAGTTAAAATAGCATATGTCTTACCAGATGATGAACCACCTTGAATAACTTTTTTTCTTTCTTTAATCTTCCTTATCTTCTGTATTGATGTCGTTAGTATCATCTTCTTCTAATGGTTTTAGAAGCGGTTGTTCTATCTTTATATCAACCTTAATTTCATTTTTAGATAATTCTAAAACCTTGTTTAATTCTTTTTGTATTTCTAAGGCTAACTTAAAGTTTTTAACTTTTGTGGCTTCTTCTAACATACTCTCCATTTTATAAATAGCATCTTCTAAAACCTTTTCATTAGTCTTATAGTACATATCACCATACTTTATTCTGGCTATTCTTATTAATTCATAACTTCTGGCTTCACTTAAACCATAAGTATTAACTAAATATTTAACAATAGTTCCAGTGGCTTGAAACTTTGTATATCTCAATTCTATTATCTTTTCTATTGTTTTTTCAACATTTGTAACCTTCATACTCAACTTTTTATTGTTTTTAATAAATATAAAAACTTGTCAATGTGTCAGTTTAAATATACTTTTTGTAAATTCTTGTAAATCCAAGTTCTTTGTCTTTCTAAACTATCTAAAATTGGTTTTTCTCTTCTTCTTAAATATTTAGTTTCCTCTAAAAACATTTCTGATCTTTGTTCATCAGTCAATTCATTTTCTAATCTAAATTCTTTTTCCATAATGTATATATTATTTTTTTTCTTTTTCTTTTTTATCCGAAAAGTATATCTTCTAAACCTGGCTTCTTTTTAATCTGTTCTTTAACCTTATCTAATAAATAATTATCATACTTTCTTAATAAGTGCTTTTCATTTAAAACATAATCTAATCTTTTTCCATCACTCGGCTTCAAATAATAAATCTTTTTATTAATTTTATCTTTTCTACTCGTTGATGTCGCTTTATTCATAACCTTACTTTTAA